AGATGTTGAATCTGCAATTAACTATCAAGCAGATTTCTCTGGTGATTTATCTGCATTGATTGAAAACGAAGCAACTTTATCTGAAGAATTTAAAGATAAGGCCGCTATCATCTTTGAAGCCGCAATCAAATCTAAACTATCAGATGAGATTGACCGCCTGGAAGAAAAATACAACGAGGAACTAACTGCAGAAGTTGACGCAACTAAAGCGGACCTTGTTGAAAAGGTCGACAACTATTTAAACTACGTTGTTGAAAATTGGATGGCAGAAAACCAAGTTGCAATACAACAAGGTTTGAGAACAGAAATCGCAGAGAACTTTATGAACAGTCTAAAAGACCTATTCACAGAGTCTTACATTGATGTTCCAGAATCCAAAGTAGACCTAGTTGACGAACTATCAACTACAGTTGATGAATTAGAAGAAAAACTAAACTCAACAACTGCTAAAGCAATCGAAATGGCTGAACAACTAGAAGGTTTCCAAAGAGATGCAATCATTAATGAAGCATCAAAAGACTTGGCAGACACTCAAGTTGAGAAGTTAAAAAAATTAGTTGAGGATATTGACTTTGATAACGAAGAAACTTTCACTAAGAAAGTTGCAACAGTTAAAGAATCATATTTCTCTAAAAAAGTAACCGAGTCTAAAGATGAAATCGAAGAATCATTTGATGATGAAATCGAAACATCTGATGTAATGGCTCAATATGTTTCTGCTATTAAGAAACAAGTTAAACAATAAGGAAGTCCAAAATGTCAACAACTCCATTATCTTACGATAGATTGGTAGAAAAATGGGCACCAGTTCTTAACGAAGAATCTGCAGGTGCTATTAAAGACTACCACAGAAAAGCAGTTACTGCTGCTATTCTGGAAAATCAAGAAGTGGCGATGCGTGAAGAGGCTGCACAGTATTCAGGATTCATTACTGAAGCTGCTCCAGCAACTAACAACACATCTGCTGCTAATTGGAACCCTGTGTTGATTTCCCTAGTAAGACGTGCTATGCCTAACCTAATGGCATACGATATCTGTGGTGTACAACCAATGACAGGTCCTACAGGATTAATCTTCGCAATGAAATCACGTTATACTGCTGGTACAACAGGTAATACTGAAGCACTATTCAACGAAGCAGACACAAGATTCTCTGGTACACAAGCAGACCCTGCCCAACCTGCAGATGGTTCTGGTATCGCTGCCGCTACTGATTCAGACTCAACTGCTGATGACGACAGAAGCACAAATCTTGCTGCCAAAGGTATGACAACTGACTCTGCTGAAGCAATCGGTGATTCTGCCGCTAACGCAATTGCTAATATGGGATTCACCATTGAAAAAGCAACTGTTACTGCTAAATCACGTGCCCTAAAAGCAGAATACACACTAGAACTTGCTCAAGACTTAAAAGCAATTCACGGTCTTGATGCAGAAACAGAGTTGGCAAACATTCTTTCAACAGAAATCCTTGCTGAAATCAACAGGGAAGTTATAAGAACAATCAACTCTCAAGCAAAAACTGGTGCGTTACAAACAAATACAGCAGTCAATGGTATCTTTGATATTCAAACAGATGCTGATGGCCGTTGGTCAGTTGAAAAATTCAAAGGTTTGGTTCTTCAAATCGAAAGAGAAGCAAATACAATTGCAAAAGAAACTCGTAGAGGAAAAGGTAACTTTATCGTTTGTTCTTCAGATGTTGCTTCTGCCCTATCTGCATCAGGTATGTTAGACTATGCACCTGCTATGTCAGTTGCTCTAAACGTAGATGATACAGGTAATACATTTGCTGGTACACTAAACGGAAGAACAAGGGTTTACATTGACCCATATGCAACTACTGATTATATCACAGTTGGATATAAAGGTACAAACCCTTATGATGCTGGTCTATTCTATTGCCCTTACGTCCCACTCACAATGGTTCGTGCTGTGGCTGAAGACAGCTTCCAACCAAGAATTGGATTTAAAACTCGTTACGGCATGGTATCAAACCCATTCGTAGGTAGTACACCTGCTGATGGACTTGCTGCTGCTAAGTCTAACCA